CCGAATCCGACATGTGGCACCACGAGACGGCGTGCTGGAGCACCGGCTGTCTGTGCGACTTGCGGCCCGAGTACGCGAAGTTCAACCGCTGGAACTGGGGCTTCGCCATGGCCACGATCCACAAGGGCGGGGCGTTCGACGTGAACAACTATCGCGTCATGAGCGACGGCACCGTGCGGTCTGCTTGACGCACGCCGCATGCTTTCCATTTTCCAGAAAAAGGAATGCCATGAGCACGACACTTGAGGCCGCGAACGACGCAATGCGGGCGGCAGTGAAGACCAGGCTGGAAGCCACGCCAAAGGATGATCCCAAGATGCGGGGCTATGTGTCGCCGGCTGTAACGGAACCTCTGCCAGAAGTTGCAGAAGCAGAGGAATTGCAACACGATAGCGAGACCTATGCCGAGTGGGACAGGCTGGCGGACGTGCCGTACGTTCAGCATCTGCTTGAGCAGCATCGTTTGCGTGGCGACGGGCTGACGCAATCGCCAGTCACGAACGGCAGTGCCGAGTGGCTCGACGCCCTGGAGCGGCTGCGGGCTTTGCACTTCGAGAAGACAGCCCAGTACGGTGGTGCCGAGGACGCCTTCGAAAACGTCACCGCCTCGGCGAAGTGCGGCGTGGAACCTTGGCGTAGGGCACTCTGTGACCTGAGCGACTGCGTCGTGCGGATGCAGAAGTACGCCCAGGGGCAGCCCGTCGATCCGACAAATGCCCTGCTCGATGCGGCCAACTGGGCGCTGATCTGCCTGATCAAGATGGAAGAGGAAGGGCAATGAGCGAGCCGCTCTCTGACGCCTACCTCCAGCAGTGCGAGTTCGACGCTCGCCGGTTCAGCGGTGCCTACGTTGGCACGGCTGGCACGCTCGCGGCCCACGTCATGCGGCTGCTCGCTGAGCTGTCGCGGGTGAAGGGCAAACTAGCCGTGACGATCGCGCAGCGGGATGAGCTGCCGTGTCTGTCGCACATTCGTGGAGATTGAGCCGGGCGGCGGGTTGAGGCGTCGTAGGGTTTTTATCCTTTCCCCCGCGACGCCTCCCCGCTTGCTCGGCTTGTCCTACCTAATTCACTACCTAATTCCCGTGACGTTACGCAGTTAAGCTGCTGGCCTATCGCCGCCCTGCGGCGGCTCGTTCAGATCCAGCGGCGGCAGGAAGTCCAGGGCCGACTGCTGGCCCGTGATGGTGGTGTCCAGGTAGTGATCCTTCGTGGTCTTCGGGTTGGCGTGCCCCAGGTGGTCCGTGGCATCGCCGCCCCCTGCCTTGACGTAGGAGCCCGACGCTTTGCGAATGGCGTGGAAGCCCCTGGCCTTGACGCCTGCCCGCCTACACAGAAGCCGCAGCGTCTGGAAAAGACTATTGGCCCGGCGGTGCTCGAGCCACGGCCAGACGAGATCGGCATCCGCCCTGCGGTAGCGACGCAGCTGCTGGGCCAGGTCGGGGTGAATGGCCCGCTGGATCGTCTCGACGCCACCCTTGCGGGTCTCGCCGAGGAACGTGATCCGGCAGGCGTCGAGATCCACCTCCGACCATCGCAGCCGCAGGTGGCTTCCGATCCGCTCGCCCGTGTACCAAAGCGACTGGACCAGCGTCATCCACAGCCATGGGGCTGGCACGCCACCGATGGAGCCGTGTGCCGTTCTCGCTGCCCTGACGAGTGCAGACACCTCGGCGACCGTGTAGCCCTTTGGGGGCCGCGTGGGAACCTTAAGGCGTGGCAGATCGGGGAACTCGGCGGCGATCCGCTTTCGTGCGGCAAAGTTCCACAACGCGCTCAGGTGGGCCTTGTCCTTCGCCACGCTGGCCGGCGAGCAGACCTTGCCGCGATGCGGTGTTACGGCCCGCCAACGCAAGAACTTGGCGATTACGAGATCGTCAAAGTCGGCAATCTGTGGCTCTCGCTGCAGGAAGTCCCGCAGCCGGTCGATGGAATGACCGAAGAGCACCACGCTCCTGGCCGACAGGTTGTGCAACGGTGCGTACCGCTCGATCAACAGCTCCCGAATAGTCATGTCACTGCCTCCCTTTTGGTGTTGTGGCAGTAGTATACAGAAGTCCAGGGTGTACGAGTTCCCTACTCCCATGCCCTCCGCTACTACTTTCGTCCACTGGTTCGATTGTCGCGGTGTTGGGACTGCGATTCTCGGAGTGGCTGAAGTGGGCGGGTTCTGCTGGATGCGGCGGCAGGACAGTTTGACGCGCCTATTCGCGGCGTTAGTATTGGGGCATGGTTGTGGCACTACCAGAAGGCAAGAAGTTGATCTCGACCGCCGAGGCGGCCAAGATCCTCGGCGTCACTATGGGGCGCATGCGGCAGCTGGCCCTGCTCGAGCCCGACAAGGGCGGCCTGCAGTCCTGGCTGGCGGCCCCCACGGCCCGCGTTTTTGACGCCGAAGAGATCCGCAAGCGGGCCAAGGCCAAACGGGCCACCGGCCGCCCCAGGGGCGGATTCAAGGCCAACTAGCGTTTTCCCCGGCAAAAGCAGGCCGGAAAAATCTTTTTTCTCACCCCTTGCACGTTCTAACGCCGACGCTAGAATAGGCTCATGCGAGCGAATGAGACTCGCAGCCGCCAGCCGGGAGACGAAACGATGAACGCCCTTCTCAATAGCACTGACCGCGTGGTGGCCATCGAGGTTCGCGGCGAGGTCCGCTACTTCATCACGATGGGCCGCCCTGGGTTCAATCTTCCGGCCAACAACCGCAAGGGCTACGCCACGGCCAAGGCTGCCGAGGCCGCGAGTCTCCGCTGCGAGAGCCGCTGAGCGACGGACTTCCAGCCGGCAATCGGGCCGGCTGGAAGTTAGACTTGGCCGCCAAAGGAGCATTCACGATGGCAAAAAAGAAATCAAAGCGCGATGCATGGACGCGAACACTTTTCCTCCAGGCTTGCAAGGAGCTCAAACCATTTGCTGACCATTGGCACAGCGTTGGCGACATGGAAATAGACGGATTTTCCGTTGCAGACACGATGCAGGACATCATCAACCGCCACGGCCGCCCTGGAGTTATCGCAGCGACAGCTGTGGCGTCGGCATGGGGCTGGCTTCTGCAAGACGAAGACCTCCGTGGCGACGTGAACGAGTGCAGCGAAGACTCGGTGGCCAGCGAATACTTTATGGCGTTTTGGTGGCTGGGCTTGTTTCACGCGAACGCAAAGCCTGCCTCTGCACCAAAAGTCAAAAAGAGGGCTGCTAGGAAGCGACGTTAGTTCGCGGCCTGGATTACTAACCTCACGGCCAAGGAGGGCCACACGATGAAACGCCGCTGGAACGCCGCCTTGCAGTCGCTTGTACTCATCCGCATCGGCCAGGAACTCGGCACGGATTCGCCCGCTGCTCGAGCCGTGCACGATCTTCTGGAACTGCTGGCCAGCGTGGCCGGCGTCCTTCCCAGTTGACAGTTCTAACGCCGCCGCTACCATGCGGTCTTTCTAACGCCGACGCTAAACACTGTACGCAATTTCCAGTCCCCTCATTTTGTTGGTCCGACCGCTTGACGCCGTAGTGAACATAGGTACAGTTCCCCACTCACACGAAAGGAAATCGCCATGAGTGATCCCCACCACGCTGAGTATCTCGCCGCCGTCGCCGCCATGCCCGAGCACACCGTTTCGGGCGGCACCACGCGGCTCATCGACGGGCAGCTGGTCACGACCTACGCGGTCGGCGACAGGATCCGCTGGATCGAGAAGGGCCAGACGCTCAACGGCGTCGTGGTCGAGGTGCTGACGGATGACACGTACCACGTGCGGCGTCACGTTCCCGACCACGGCAACCTGCACTACGCAGTGACGGCCGACCAGATCGTGCCGTTCTGAACGCAAAAATCACGGCGGATATGGCACGGGGGTTGCCCCCCCCCCCCCCCTCCCGTTTACGTTTTCCCCCCAACTTCAAGGATCACGCACGTACAGGACCACCGGAAGACGGAGTCAACCGGTGGAAAGGAGGGCGTCGGAGACGCCAGCAGCAAGGACGCAAGAACGACCCGCAACGCAGGACGCCGAGCGGGATTTTCAAAGAAAAGTGACGCAAGGTTTCTTACGAAAGGACGCGACAGATGGCATTGCAACAACGGATTGTGACGCAGGACATACGGGAGATCCCGGCTCACTGCGTCCCGCTTTCATCGTTCGGTGGCCGCCGCAACAAGCGTGGCGGAAGTTGGGAGTACGAAACTCTGCACACGCTGTGCAAGCGTCGAGAGATCAAGCACTGGAAGTTTGAGCGCGGCCGCACAGGCCAGCTGTTCGTGGAGCCCGAAACTGCCCGCGAACTGCTTGAGTCGCTGCGGAAGCACAAGATCGACGCCATCTCTCCTCCAAAGGATCGTCCGGCGCTGACTGGCGTGCAGATGGAGTCTGCGTGTGAATCGCTGGCAGACATCGCCACTTCGCTGGCCGGCGTCGAGCGGCTGCTCGAACGGCTCGCCACTGCCGTCGAGAGCATCGCAACGGCTCCCAAGCAGCACGAACCTGCTGGATCGTGGCGAGACATGAACGGCGAACTGATGAACTGACAAACACCCCACACGAAAGGACGCGACAGATGAGCACGGAAATCAGCACCCAGCGGGCCAGCGGCTTGGCCCTTCAATCGTTCGATGACGCCTACCGCTTCTCCAAGATGGTGTCGGCCTCGGAGTTCGCCCCGAAGGATTTCCGGGGCAAGCCCGAGTCCTGCATGCTGGCCATCCAGCACGGCAGCGAGGTGGGCCTGTCCCCGATGCAGTCGCTGCAGTCGATTGCCGTGATCAACGGTCGCCCGACGATCTGGGGTGACGCGGCCCTGGCCCTGGTGCAGAGCAGCCCGGTCTGCGAGTACGTCCGCGAGTACACGGAAGGCGAAGGCGACGGCCTGGTGGCCGTCTGCGAGGCCAAACGTAAGGGCTACCCGGCCCCTACCGTCGTGCGGTTCTCGGTGGCCGACGCGAAAAAAGCGGGCTTGTGGGGCAAGTCTGGCCCGTGGAGCCAGTACAGCAGCCGCATGCTGACGCTGCGGGCACGCGGCTTCGCCCTGCGTAACGCGTTCGCCGACGCCTTGCGTGGGCTCATCACGGCCGAAGAGGCCCAGGACTACCAGCACGAGACGGCCCGCGAGCCCGTGGTGGTGCGTCCGAAGTTCCCGTCAACCGAGAGTCGCCCGGCGGCTGTGGAGCGCGGCCACGCCCCTGCAACAGCCGTTGATAGCCACGCGCAGCAGACGGCACAGCCGCCGGCCCTCTCGGCCACGAATGATCCCGTCGCCAATGCCCGGCTCGCCGTGCAGAGGACGAACAGCCTCGAGCTGCTTGCCGCCCTGCGGGATCGCGTCAACCAGCGGCACAAGGAGGGCACTTTCACCGCGGCCCAACGCAACGAGCTCGTGCACCTGATCGACGGCAAGTGCGAGTGGCTGGAAAGCGAGCCAGAGGACAACGGCCAGGAGTTCGAGCACGAGGCTGCCGCCACGGAGAACGCATCGTGAGCGGCTGGCCCACCTTCGATGACGTTGTCGCGTACCTCCGCGAGCACGGCAAAGCCGACATGGCGACCGTTGCAAGCGGAATGCGTGATGAGGCGCAACGTTGCCGCAAGGCTGCGGAGACGAACCTCAAGGCGTACCACGAACTCAAGATGAAGCACGAGCCACCGCCGGCAACGCCGGGGTGGAGGAGTTACATAGCCAAACCAGAGTCGAGCGATTGACACAGCCGGCACGCCATTGCCCCAGCGGCTCACCTGGCCGCATTGGTCGCCACGCGGTGAGTGGCGAGTAACCACCGCAGTCGCAGCGCTACCTCCCAGCGTGATGCGACCGAACGCCCCACGTCACGGGGCCAATACACGAAGGAGCGTGAGACATGAGTCTGATTCCAAATGGATGGGTTCGCATGGCGGCGTATGACACGCGGCCAGATAAGAAGCATGGAAACCCAGGGGACGAGTATCGCGTTTTGCTTGCTGCTGCATCGCGCCGAGAAATCGACGTGATGACTGTCGCAGGCATTCGCGGAAAACTGGTCAACAAGACGCAGGCTGACGCATACCTTGCGAAACACGCGAAGCCATCGACGGCTACGCAAAAGCCTTGCGTCGATGTTGCGTCTGACGCCTTATTGCTGGCGATCAACTCCATCTCTTATCAGCTTGAGCGAATCGCGAACGCCATGGAGGCCAAGCCATGAGCGTCTTCATCGACTCCCAGTGCGACCTGCCGCTGTTCACGCAGCGAGCACCGAGCGTCAACGGCTCAATCACCTCGGCCAAGGCGGCCGACTCGCTATCACCCACGACGCTCAACGCGCTACAGCGTCAGGTGCTCGCGTTGCTTCAGGCGACGCCCGGCGGGCTTACCGACGAAGAGATGCAGACCCGTTTGGGTATGAACCCGTCAACGCAGCGGCCACGGCGGATCGAACTTGCACGGCGTGGTCTGGTTGTCGAGGCCGGGACCAGGCGGACTGCGAGCGGAAGGATGGCCACGGTGTGGAGGGTTGCGTGATGGCGAAGCCGCAGTGGCTGCAGGACAAGGAACGCGACGAACTTTCGGCCCGCAAGGCTGCATACGAGGCGACGCGGGATCTCGACTTCGAGGAGTGCGTCATCGCCTACTGCAACTGGCGAAAGGACGGGCACCAAGGCTCGTTCGATTTGTTCAAACGCGATTGGTACGCGCGACGCGGGAAGGTGATTTGACGGGTGTGCCACGGTAGGCACGGGTTCAGAACACAACGCAAGGAGGCACACGTATGCCGCAGGTTTTTGAAGACATCATCGTTGACGCCGAGTTCGCCGCGCTGATCCCGCCGCTGTCGGCGGAAGAGCGGCAGCAGCTGGAAGAGAACATCGTCGATCACGGCGGAGCCCGTGACCCGCTTGTGGTGTGGGCCAGCAAGGGGACGCTGACCCTTCTCGACGGCCACAACCGCTACGAGATCTGTACGCGGCTCGTCCTCCCGTTCGACGTTCACGAGATGCGGTTTGGTAGCCGAGACGAGGCTTCTGATTGGATGGACCGTAATCAGTTGGGCCGACGCAACCTGCATCCCGATGCGTTCACGCTACTGCTTGGGCGGCGCTACAACCGGGCGAAGAAAACAATGGCCGAGGCTGGGGCGAGCAAAGGTAAAAGTTACCAGAGCTCAACAACTGCGGAGCGTCTGGCTAAGGAACACGGCGTTACAGAAAAGACTGTCCGTAGTGCAGGCAAGTTTGCTGAAGCTGTCGCCAAGGCGGAAGAGATTTCTCCTGGCATTGGGCTGAAAGTAGCACACGGGCAGGCACCAGCGAGGGCCGCAGTAATCAAGGCTGCCGCGTTGCTAGAGAAGTCGCCAGATCGAGCCCGCGAGATCATCGATGGCGGTAAGAAGATGGCGGACGTGATCCGCGAAGAGAAGCGTGCGGAGGTCGTGGCGAAACTGGAAAACGTGGACTTACGCAAGGCCAAGGAACTTGCGGGCCAGTACGACGTGATCGTCATAGATCCTCCGTGGCCTATGGAAAAGATCGAGCGAGACGTTGCACCGAATCAGGTGGCATTTGAATACCCGACGATGCAGGAGGGCGAACTGGCATCAATGAAGATGCCGACTGCCGACGACTGCCACCTCTGGCTCTGGACGACGCACAAATTTCTTCCGATGGCCCTGCGGCTTCTTGACGCATGGGGATTCAAGTACGTCTGCACTTTTGTCTGGCACAAGCCTGGTGGATTCCAGCCGTTCGGCCTGCCGCAATACAACTGCGAGTTCGCTATTTACGCCAGGCGTGGCACGCCTCAGTTCATCGACACCAAAGCCT